GAAGCCCAAGTGCAGGCTCGGATGGACTCGCTCATGATGGTCATCACCACCCTTTGCGACTGCATCGGAGCGGTGGACGATTCCAATGCTCCGAATGCGTTTGCGGTCAAGATGAAGATAGTGGACAAGATTGACGAACTGATTGATAAAATCGAATACTGATGAGTGGATTTCAAAAAAGAAAAACTTATTATACGGGGGTTGTTTATGAGTGGAACCTACCGACGGGCAGTACCTGCCCTTTCGCTAAGGAATGCAAGGTTACTGTAAATAGACAAACAGGTAAGTTTGACATAAAAAGAGGGCAGTATAAGTGCTACGCTGCAAGCGCAGAAAGGTTCCCGGGCGTTAGGGAATCAAGATGGAAAAACTTTGAAACGGCCTTAGCCGGAATTAAGCCAATAATACCAAAGAACTGTAAGGCCGTGCGTATTCATATGAGCGGGGATTTCTTCAATCAAGATTATTTTGATATGTGGTTGTCAATATGTAGGGAAAATCCAAGCGTTGAGTTTTGGGCCTACACGAAGTCCCTTAATTATTGGGTAAAAAGAATTAACGAAATACCTTCAAACTTGGTTTTAACGGCAAGTTATGGTGGAAGTTTAGACCACCTTATATGTGAACACAAATTAAAGAACGTAAAAATATACAAGAGCCAAGAACTGGTTGAAGATAATCGGCCCGTAGACGTTAATGATGATTACGCAAGAACTCCAAATATTAATTTTGCGCTCATTGATAACAACTTAATTTCAAAACAAAAGCAAGCAAAATGAAACGAGTACCCATAGGAACCATTAAGAACAACCCGAATAACCCAAGGGTCATCAAGGACGACAAGTTCAAGAAACTCGTGCAGTCCATCAAAGACCTACCCGAAATGGCCGAGGTTCGTCCCGTTGTGGTCAATACCGATATGGTTGTGCTTGGAGGTAACATGAGGCTCAAGGCCATGCGTGAGGCTGGATGGAAGGACGTGCCGATTCATGTTGTGGATTGGGACGAGGACAAGCAAAGGCAGTTTATCATTAAGGACAACGTAAGCGGAGGGGAGTGGGATTGGGATATGCTGGCGAACCAATGGGACGAGTTAGAACTGCAAGAGTGGGGACTTGACGTTTGGAAAGCCCCAGCAGAGATTGATTATTCAGACAAAAATGAGGAAATTGATGTAGACAACTTAGATGCTACAATGACTTTAAAACTGAATTTTAACGAGGACGAATACTGGCAAGTAAAAAAACAGTTAGCGCAAATAGCGTCAACTCCCGAACAAGCCTTAATGAAATTACTTGGCAATGAGTAAACATAGATTTTTGTATAAGTGGAATTTATCCGACGGCTATCCCGAAAGCAATCGACTGAAAGTGTTTGGCACGTTTATTTGTGGAGGTGGCTCAACAATGGGATATAAATTAGCAGGATTTGAACATTTAGGTGGTGTTGAAATTGACCCTGAAGTTGCGGATGTTTACAAAACAAACCACAATCCAAAATATTTATTTGTTGAGGATATACGAGATTTTGCAAATAGATTAGAATTTCCTAAAGATTTATATGACCTTGATATTTTAGACGGCTCACCGCCTTGCAGTTCGTTTAGCATGGCTGGCAATCGAGAAAAAGATTGGGGTAAGACAAAAGTATTTAGGGAGGGACAAGCAGAACAACGGCTTGATGATTTATTTTTTGATTATATACGATTGGCTAAAAAGTTGCAGCCAAAGGTTGTTATTGCTGAAAATGTAAAAGGTTTAATTCAAGGCAATGCAAAAGCATACGTCCACAGGATTAAAAAAGAATTTGAAGTAGCCGGGTACAAAGTGCAGTTATTTTTATTAAATGCTGCAAGTATGGGAGTGCCTCAAAAACGTGAACGAGTATTTTTTATTTGTCAAAGAAATGATTTAAATTTTCCTAAATTACAGTTAAGGTTTAATGAGGATGCAATACCATTTGGAAAAGTTGTTGAAGATGTTGAATATAATAATTTAACAAAAAACGAGCAATATTTATGGAATAATAAGATATATGGTGATGGCGATTTTGGGGTTATTAATGTAAGATTAGGGAATAAACAAAATTCATTTACGACTAAATTATTGTATAAGGACAAAGTTTGTAATACTGTAACCGCAGGAGACAATAATATATTATTTGATATTCCAAGAAAAACAACAAAAAATGAAGTTTGTCAAATAGGAACATACCCCCTTGATTACAACTTTAAAAAGATTGAACCAAAATATCTAATTGGCATGTCAGTTCCGCCTGTAATGACTGCACAGGTTGCGGCTGAAATATACAATCAATGGCTAAAAACAGCAGAATAACAGCAAATGGGAGCCGAGGATATAAAGCAACACGAGTTCAAGAAGGGGCAGTCAGGCAACCCCAATGGGCGTCCACGCAAGTACGTCAGCACCCTGATTGACCAAGGTTACAAGCGGTCCGAAATCAACGACACCATCCAAAACATGATGGCCATGACCTTGGAGGAAGTCAAGGCGGTTTGGGACAACCCAACGGCAACCGTCCTCGAAAAGACCATCGCCTCGGCCATCCGCAAGTCCATTGAGAAGGGAACGCTCTACTCGATGGAAACCCTACTCTCACGGGTGTACGGTCAACCCAAGCAGGAGGTCGCTGCAACCATATCGCCTCAACCAATATGGCAGGGCGTAAAACTACAAGTTGACACCAACAACAACGGCAATCAAGATTGATGGATTCCGCAAGAGAATCCGAATAGTTCAAGGCGGTTCATCGGCAGGCAAGACCTTTGCCATCCTGTCCCTGCTCTACTCCTATGCAGCCAACCCCGAATGCGGTCCGCTTGAGATTTCGGTAGTTTCCGAATCCATCCCCCACCTTCGCAGGGGTGCGCTCAAGGACTTCCTCAAGATGCTCAACATGACAGGGATTTACCAAGAGGAACTATACAACCGAACGCTGCTCCGATATGACTTTCCGCATGGCTCCTACATCGAGTTCTTTTCCGCTGACCAGAGCGACAAGATGCGAGGGGCAAGGAGGGACGTGCTGTTTGTAAACGAGGCCAACAACATCACATGGGAAGCCTATCACCAACTTGCAATCAGGACAAGGACCGCCATCTACATTGACTACAATCCAGTCCGAGAGTTTTGGGCGCATACCGAATTGATGAATGACCCCGATGCCGAGTTCCTGCTTGTTACCTATAAGGACAACGAAGCCCTTGACCCTGCCATTATCCGAGAGATTGAGAAGGCCAAGACCAAAGCCGAAACGTCAGCCTATTGGGCTAACTGGTGGAAGGTGTACGGCCTTGGTCAGGTCGGGACGCTTCAGGGTGCGATATACGAGGACTTCGAGGTGGTGGAGGGTATAGATGTCAGCCGTGCGAAATTCGTCGCCCTTGGGCTTGACTGGGGCTTTAGCAACGACCCTACGGCATTGGTCGCTATCTACCGGCAAGGGGACTGCCTGCTCATCCAAGAACTGCTCTACGCTACGGGCCTGACCAACCAAGACATCGCAGACAAGTTGCGGTCCTTGGGGATTACCCGGGCTTGGGAAATCGTGGCGGACTCTGCCGAACCAAAGAGCATCGAGGAAATCTACCGACTTGGCTTTAACATCAAGCCAGCAGAGAAAGGCCCCGATTCGGTTCGGAACGGCATCGACATCCTCAAAAGGTTCAAGTTGCAGGTAACCAAGGATAGCACAAACCTGATTAAAGAACTGCGGTCCTACACTTGGGCGACGGACAAAGAAGGCAAGAACACGGGGGTTCCGATTGACTCCTTCAACCACGCCTGCGATGCGATGCGGTATGTGGCACTCAATAAGTTACGGGTTAGCAACTCCGGAAAGTACGTTGTGGTTTAACTTTGCCCCATGAACCCCGAACGCATCCTTGACCTGCTTATCGAGATTGGCAAGACGGTTGCAGCCGTTTTCTTTATCATCACCCTTCTAACCCTCCTTTGGACTTTATGAAAGTCATCCACTACTACCACGTTTATTGCGGAGGGAATTGGCAGTTAATCTTGAACCAGCACATGATGGCGGTCTGCAACTACGGCCTCATCAACGTCTTGGATGAGATTCGTGTCGGCATCGTCGGTCCACCCGAACAACGCAAGGCGGTCAAGGAGGTGCTGGAGAACTCGATGGTAGCCGATAAGGTCAAGGTCGTAGTTACCCGGACGAATGCTTGGGAGCAGGCGACGCTGACCGAGATGTACCGAGCAAGTCAGGAAGAGGAAGCCGTGTACCTGTACGCTCATACGAAGGGGGCTGCGAATCCATCCTTGACCACCCAACTTTGGGGGAGGTCGATGCTATTCTTCAACGTGGTCGCATGGGAGCGGTCCCTGCAAATGCTCGAAGGCGTGGATGCAGTCGGATGTCATTGGATTACCAAGGAGCAGTTCCCACACATGGCTGACCAAAACAACCCCGAAGGCTATCCGTACTTTGGGGGCAACTTTTGGTGGGCCAAGTCGAGCCACATCAAGGAACTCGGTGAGCCGAAACGGGAGCAACGCTATCAAGCCGAACATTGGATTGGGAAGAAACCCGACACCAAGGTCTTTGATTCCAACCCCGGCTGGCCTTCGCCTGAAAAATTCGTTGTAACTTTTTGAGCATGAAACTACTCGCAAACATCGCATACCACCACAACCCCGAAAGGCTGCCAAACCTTATACGGGTCATCGAGGCTATTAAGTCCTACCCAGTACAAGCCGACATTTTCGTGGACACCAACGACCCCGAAGTCGTGGGGCTGCTTGCGAACCAACCCGTAACGGTTCACGCTCATACGCAACTATCGCATCCTTGGATGCTGACTGCGGTCCATCGGACTCGCATCAAGGAAACCTACAAGTACTTTGACTGGGTGGCCTACTTCGAGGACGACATGATGCTACCCAAGGAAGGGTTCGTGAACTTCACGGAGCGGTTCGATTCGATGTTTGCCGATGGATTGTACCCATCCTTCACTCGCATTGAAACCTACGACGACAAGGAAGGGGAATGTACCCCCGACGTGAACGAGGTCCTGCCCAGTTCGGTTTGGTGTCAGTACAACGGTAAGGACTATGTGAGCCTGCCCTTCTTCATCAACTATCACGCTTTTTGGATGTTCAGCGTCAAGAGGCTCAAGGAGGTGCTGACCCGGAACCCCGAAGAACTTGACAAAATCCCCGACAACGGTCTATTCAGGGAGAGCCTTGCGTCCTTCCCGATTTGGTCGCTTGGCTTGAAGCCGATGCTGGAGTTCACGGAGCAGGGCGAACTTGCGGACCATTGCAAGGTCTTTCACCTAACGAACAACTACAAGCACGGAAGCACCAACATTAAAACCCTGTTTAAGCGATGAAACAACTCGACGCTTTACGCAACACTCCTCGGATGTACTTTTTGCCCATCGACTACCATTCGGGCAACAACCGGGTGGACGGCCTCATTGACCTTTGCCAAAAGTACCTGAAGCCAACGGACAAGTGCGTTGAGGTCGGTTCCTTTTCGGGGGTGAGCAGTCAGGTCATCGCCCTGCATTGCGGAGAGTTGCATTGCATTGACACTTGGGACTTCGGTGGCACGATGCCAGCCGAGCAAATGTTTGACCTGATGCACCTAAACTACCACAACATCACCAAGGTCAAGATGACCAGCATCGAAGCATCCAAGCAATATGCCGATGGCTCCCTTGACTTCGTGTACATTGACGCTGACCATTCCTACGATTCGGTCCTTGCAGACATCAACGCTTGGAAGCCGAAGGTCAAGCCGGGCGGTTACATCGCAGGCCACGACTCCTATATGCCCGAAGTTCTAAAGGCGGTCATGGACTGCCTCGGAGAACCCTTGCAGTACTTCACCGACACCTCTTGGATTGTTAAGTTATGAAACTCCAAGACCTGACCATCGACCAGTTCCAACGCATCGGAGCCATTGAGTTTTCAAGCGTGCTGGGCGACTACGACAAGCGTGCAGGGGTCGTCGCAATCGTTGAGGGGGTGGACATATCACTTGTCCGAGAGATGTCCGCCAAGAGCGTCCTAAATCGCTACAAGGCCATTATCAGCGAGTGGAACGCACTGCCTGCATTGGGCTACAAGCGGAAGTTCAAAGCCGGGGGCAAGTGGTGGATTCCAACGGTGTTCACGGACGAGTTGACTGCTGGGCAGTTGATTGAACTCATGGACGCAAACACAACGGACGAGAAGCAGTTGTTGCAGAACCTCCACCGCATCATGGCGACCCTCTGCCGTGAGGGAGGTCTATTCGGATTCTTCCCGAAAAAATACGACGGGGCTGCCCATGCGGAACGTGCCGAACTGATGAAAAAACACGCTAAAGTGGGGGACGTTTGGGGCGTTGTCAGTTTTTTTTTGCTAAGTTCAGAATCCTACTTGAAAGTTTTGAGCGACTATTCCAAGCACCTGATGACGAAGGCAGGGGAGTTGACGTAAGTCCGCTCGCTGGCTACGGATGGCTGATGGTGGTTTGGAGGATGGCTAACAAGGACGTTCTCAAGTTCGATGCCATCTTTGCCATGAAGGCGGTTGAGTTCTTGAACTACGCCTTATTGATTCACGACATTTTGGAGGCAGAACGGATGGAGGCGGAAAGAGCGAGGCGCAGATAGACACTATCCTCGGCAGGGGACATTTACCCGTATGGAGACAATCATCCTCGCCAATGGTAAGTCCGTAAACAAGTTCGGCAGCGGTTCGATGAAAGATATCGACCAAGCCGCTCTTGAGGGCATTGGTTCAATCGCAGGACCCAAGAGTGGAGGCAAGTCGCCAACCTATGACGTGCTGGTCAAGTGGGTAAAGAATGTCATCGAACTTGCGAAGAAGAACCTTGAAGTAGCCAACGCAAATGCAGGGGGAACGCTATCGGCATCTATCGTGCCGGAGGACATCGAACTATCCGCAAAGCAAATCGTGGTGGCTATCATGGCTAACCCCTACTGGAAGTATGTGGACCAAGGGGTGCGAGGCAAAACGTCAAGCGTAAAGGCTCCGAGGTCGCCATTCCAATACAAAGACAAGTTCCCACCTGCCCAAGCCATGGCTGATTGGATAGCCAACAAGAGCAAACTCGTTGTGCCGACCTATTCCCGTGAACTCAAGCGGATGCGGACCAAGCAGGAGCAGGGATTGGTCGATGGCAGGTCTGTTGCGTACTTTGTCTACCATCAAGGCACAACGGCCACAAACTTCATGTCTAACGCCCTATCCCCCGAAGCGATAGATGTCTTGGTGAACACAATCGCTGAAACCCTTGGCAAACCCATAAGCGTAGCAACCAAACTGTAAAATGGCAACAACCGTCCTTTCAGGGTCGCCCCAAGTGGCTACACCCGTTTACAACAAGATGCTTTTCAAGGTCAGCAGCAACGAGATAGCCCAGCCTAATTACCGATTCGTTTGCGATGTCAAAAACAATGCGGGGACGATATTCGCACGGCTCAAGTGCGACAAACTGCCCACCACCAACTTCGGCTTCTTTGACGTTGCCAAGGTCGTTGAAACGCTGATTGCCCCGACTAAGCCATCGCTGACCCAAACGGGCTTCGTGAATCATGCCGGGTATTATTCAGGTTACAGGCTCGACTTCTTCGACGAATACGGCAACACCCCAGTCGTGTACACGGGAACGGTAACGACCGTCAGCGGGGTCATCGCATTTGCAGGAAACTTGGAGCAGTTAGAGTTCCAGTCCTACAATTCTGCGACTCGATTCCCTTCGGGTACGCTTTTGGGTAGTTTGGCTTTGACCACCCCGACCCGATTCGTGTGGCACTCCAACACCGAGGCGAGGTGGCTCGTTCAAGGGAAGGGAACCACAACGGCCAACTTTGATAAAGCCATCATTCGGTATTACACGGCAGGGGGTACGTTGGTCCGAGAGTACACGGTCAACAACGGCCAACCAGCGGTGCAGCAAATCGTCCGCTTTGGTGCAGGGCCAAGCAACGTCCGGGCATTGACTTCGGGTCAAGCCAGCGACGGGTTCAGCGGTGAGTACCTGTTCCCGTCCGATGAAGGCGAATACTACACCATCGCCTTCGGGGACTCCGCTTGGAACGACTTCAATCAACGCTGCGATGCGGATGGAGCCGACACGGCCGAAAGTTCATTCTGCTTGGAGGAACGATTCAATGAACTATACGAGGACAACTACGACAACTTCGGGCAAGAGTACACCTACATCAAAGGCCCCTGCGAGCGATTCAACTCCATCCCGGTTCACTTCCAAAACAAGTGGGGCGGGCTTGATGCGTATGTCTTCACGTTGAAGAACCGCAAGAGGGCCAACATTACCCGGCAAACCTTCGGCTACAACTCGGACGTTTACGCAACCACGACCTACGACAAAGTTTGGGCAGGGGAGTTCGACTACGTTTACGCCCTCAACTCGGACTGGCTGACGGATGCAGAATCCGAGTGGCTGATTGAGATGGTTCGCTCCGGGCAGGTATGGCTTGAATTGGATGGGCAGTTAGTTGAAGCCATCGTCAACGCTAACACCTATCAATTCACGACTCGCAGGAACGACCGCCTCACGCAGTTGCAGGTTGAGGTTGCAGTCGCTTACAAGAACAACATCCTATGAGCGTAACCCTCATCGCCTACCCTCTCAACGAATCAAACGCAGAGGTTCCCTACATCCTCGATACTATGGGCGAAATCGACATCGCCCTGACCTTTTCGGTGGAGGACATTGCCGACATTACCAAGCGGAGAGGGTCGTTCTCCAAGACAATCACGTTGCCTAATACGACAACAAACCGGGACTGCTTTGGTCATGCTTACAACATCCAGTCCTTTGTCGGTGGATTCCAACCGAACAAGAAGATTCGTGCAGCGATGTGGGAGGACGGGGTGCAGGTGTTCAGCGGGGTCCTGCAACTGATTTCCATGTCCAAGATTCGGGGCGAGGTTACCTACGAGGTCGGCTTGTTCTCCGAGGACGTGAGCCTGTTCAAGGCTATTGAAGGCAACCTCCTTGCGACAACGGTTGGGGTAAGCGGTATGAACCACAACATCACCTCATCCCATGTTTCTGCGACTTGGACCGCAAGCGGTGCAAGTGGTTACGTTTACGGCTTGATAGATTCCTACGGCTACACGGACGTAGTTACGCAGGGGTGGTTTGCCGTGCCTGTTTACAAGATGACGCCGAGCATCTATGTCAAAAAGATGGTGGACCTCATCTTCGCACAGGCAGGGTATCGCTACACGTCCAATTTTTTCAACTCGGAGCGATTCGGAAAATTGGTTATTCCTTACGCTGCTGGGCAGTTGGTGCTTAACCTTTCGGGGTCTGCGATTTTTGTTGCAAGTACGGGGGCGGTTACAGGGGCAACAAATCAAAACCTGACGATGCGGTTCCAAGATGAAACTGGGACCTACTACGACCGGCCCGGATATTGGGTTCCTTCGTCAAGCACCTTTGTCGCTCCGGCAGTTCCTACGAGATGGAATATAACCGTTACATATTCTTTACAACTTGTTGGTGCAGGAAGCAATACGGCAAGGTTTAATATGTCGGTCAGGAACTTGACCAACTCAACGGATAATGCGGTAATAACAGGCCTACAATTACCTTTAGATGCAAGTGGAAATACGCAAATAAACGCCACCATTTTCAGCAACGTAACCATTCCGGCCAATACGACTGCAAATATCGGATTCGTGTTTACCAACCCTGCTGGAGCCGGAACAATTTTTTCGGGTGCAACGGTCTTATGGGAGTGCCTTGAAAACCCTGCTGCATCATTTATTGACATGAGGACCGCCCTGCCTGCTGACGTGAAGCAGAGCGACCTCCTGCAAGATTTGCAAAAGATGTTCAACTTATATTTCATGCCGGACCCTGCCGACCCGAAGAACCTCATCGTGGAGCCTTGGGTGGACTTCTATTCCAGCGGTGTGGTTGACTGGTCGCAGAAATCGGATGAGAATGCAGAGCAGAACATCACGAACGGGGACCCGAACCAATACAAGACCATCGTGTTCAAGTACAAGGATGCCGGGGACTATTTGTCCAAGTTGGATAAATCAAACTACCCATTGGCAAAGGAAGGCTACGGAGGGCGAATCTTCACGACCGACAACTTTTACGGCAAAGGCGAGAACGTCGTCGAACTCGCTTGCAGCACTCTAATCCCTGCGAATTTCACGACCGACAAAGTAATCGGCAGGGCTTGGGACTTGGATGGCTCCGCTTTGTCGGGAACCATCAAGACGTTGCAGAGCGGGTACAGGATAGCCCAATACAACCTCATCGAAGCCCCGACGACGTGGGCCTATCAATACGGGGTCAGCGGTTCGGTAGCACTCGCAGAGTCGTTGTTGAGCCTGCCCTTTGTCAGCCACCTTAACAACCCTTACGCAGCAGATTTTGACCTTGCCTTTGGAATCCCTAAGCAGTTGTACTATGCGGTGAATGTCGCCGCAAATAGCGACCCTTACGCATACACAAACAATAACCTGTTCAACATCTATTGGTGGAACTTCATCCAAGAAACCGTCAGTCGTGAGGCGATGCAGTTGGAGTTGTCCATCATGCTCAATGCCGTGGACATCAGCCAACTCGACTTCCGCACTCCCATCTACTACGGAGGTGTCCGTTGGCGGCTGCTTGAAATCAGGGACTACGAGATAGGTCAGCAGAAGCCGTGCCGGGTAACCCTTCGCAGGATTCTCAACCTCACCGAGTTTGTCCCAAAGCAAATCTATTACTTCCCCTACGACGGCCCTGTCCCTGCAACGGATTCGGACTACCCGAACGAAGTCCCTCCGATTCCATCGGTCAAGGAACTGCCAGCGGTTGCAGGTCCTCCCGGTGCAACGGGTGCGACAGGAGCGGTCGGTCCAGCAGGTGAAGGTTTCACACCGGGCGATGCAGCAGGGGACATCAAGTATTGGGACGGAGCCGATTGGGTCAACTTGGCAATAGGAACCGAAGGTCAGGTCTTGGAGGTTGCGTCGGGATTACCATCATGGCAGGATAAATAAAAACTATGGCAGTAACTAAAGAAATCGTCCTTGAAGTAGGACTCAAGGACTCAACAGGTCAAGGAACTGAATCCGCAAAGAAACGGCTCCGTGATTTACAACGTGCGCTCGTTGACCTTGCGGTTGCCGGGCAAGAGAACTCCGAAGAGTTTAGGAGGTTAGAAGCCGAGGCAGGAGAGTTGTCCGACACCATTGGCGATGTTAGCCAAAGGGTCAAAAACCTTGGCTCGGACACTAAAAACATTGAGGCATTCACGCAAGCGGTTCAAGGCGTTGCTGCTGGCTTTCAAATCGCTCAAGGTGCTGCTGCATTGTTTGGTGAGGAAAACGAGGACATCCAAAAGGCATTGTTGCAGGTCAATGCGACCATGGCTATTGCCAACGGAATCCAACAGGTAATGGTCCTCCTGCAAAAGGAATCGGCTATCTCAATGACGGCCAACAGGATTGCAACGGCCCTTTACGACAAGACGTTGAAAGGAACCATCGTAAGCCTTCGCCTCTTTAGGACTGCCTTGATTTCAACGGGTATTGGTGCAGCGATTGTTGGTGTTGGATTGCTCGTTGAGAACTGGGAAAAACTCACAAAAGTCGTAAAGGATTTCTTGGGCATTGAAACGAAAGACCTCAAGGCCGTATCCGAATTGGCACAAAGGCAGGTTGAACTTGCGGAGGCAAGGGGCGAAAGCGAGGCAAAGGTTCAGAATCTCTTGATGGCTGCTTATGACGCAAGGATTGCAGCAGCCGAGAAAGAAGAAGAGCGAGCGCAACTGATTCACGAGAAAGAAGTCGCAAGGCTAACATATCAAACCAAACTGCGAACCGATGCAATAGAAAAGCAGAAGAAAGATGCAGAGGATTTGAGGGCGATGGATTCGGCAGCCAGTCAAGAAGCCGAGAATTTTCGCTTGGCTAAAATTGGCAGGATAA